TCGATATGATAGTTGAGGATCTTCTTGAGAATGTTTATGCAAGAACTCATGGTGATGATCTTATCGCCAGAGCTCTTAATGAGCAAACTAAAGAAGTCTTCAATTGTGTCAACTTTGCTGCTACGGCTAAGGAACTTGGACATATTGCAACTCCTGCTAATAAAACGGCAGAAATTGTAAAGTTTATTCCAACTCGGACTGCTACGTTTTTAAAGAGACGTATTGTTCTTGTTCCTGACCCAGCTATGGCGTGCTTTCGTGTTATGGCCCCTCGTCCTATTGAGGATATATTGGAGAGTCTCAATTTGAGAGATGCTCGTTCAAAGGCTGATGAAGCCGCTTGGATGTCTGCATCTGTCTTGTCTGTTATGGATGAGATGTCTCATTACTCTCGAAAAGTGTACAATCACTACCGAATCCTCTTTCATCAGTTTTCTCGCGATTTCGGATTTCCTATCCGTATTGTAAGTTATTCTAAGAAGATGGCTTTGCGTGGTGTGCGTTCACATCCTCTCCCGTCCAATTGGGAGAGCTACTTGCTTGAAGATGGCAGCCTCGATCATGAGGTTTACCGTCCTTAAGTGCTTTCTGGTGTGGCACCTACCATTAAGTGGCCTGGGTGAGTAGGACGTAGTACTCTTAACTCACCAAATCAAAATCCTTGGATATAGCCTCCCTCGCCTAAAAAGGAGATGTCTGTTCAAGGTTGCATATACTTAGTTGTCCCTATGCGAAATACTGGCAATTCGACTCTACACAACAAGAAACACAGGTTACGACACCTGTTACTCAAGTCGCCCCCAACACTGCTGTCAGTGAAGTCCCCATGGATGCAACATCCTCGTACTCTCTTGAGACCTACGATGACGTTTATAATTCCTATGATCTTAAACATGTTGAAGAGGATCCAATCCTCTCAAGACCTCAGAAGCTTGCCCAGTTCAATTGGGCAGCTGCTGATGGAGTTTCCACGCCCATCTTCAGCTCTTCTTGGTTCACTCCACTATTCCATCTTACAACTGGAGGTGTCGCTGTCAACAATCCGTTGGCTCGAGTCACTTCTGGCTTCACACATTTCAAGGCAGATATTGAGCTTACAGTGTGGACTTCTGGAAATCAGAACTGCACTGGATGTCTCAACATCTATACTCGATGGGATAGGAATTCTACAGCTTCAACGCTGCTCAACATTTGTGCTGACCCAAATCTTACATTCTTATCATGCCAATCCCAAGAAAAACAACGTATTATTATCCCATATAAAAGTGCGTTGTGGAATCCAAGAAATCCAGCGGGGATGCGTAATTATTGGGGCACTACTACATTCATTGTTAAATGCCCCATGACTAATGCAACCTCAGTTACCCCTCCGTCCCTCGATGTCTACGTCCAAGGTAGATTTGTAAATATCAAGCTTCTTGGACCTTCAACGGTCCAGTATCAAGCTGCACTACGAACAACACCGAAAGGTAAACCGTTCTATTGCGTTGTACATTCCACTCCTTCCTCAAGTCTCTGGTTCGGTGTGCCTCCTGCACACGTTCTCACAAATTATGTCAAACAACTCAAACGTAAGTACAAAGGAACTCAAGGTTTCTTTAAGACTGCTGACATGGTTTTGAT